AGACATAGGGATTGTTCTCGGTGGCGTAGTAGCCGGGATAAACATAGATCGCCGCAAACAGCACGCCGTCGCGTGTCGGCGATACTTCCGTGATCTTGAAACGTCGCACAGGGGTTGCCATTGGATCGAAAAACCATGCCCAATCCATGGCCGGGACACCTTCATACCCCTCATCCCCCGGCAGAGGAAAGTCCGTCATGTCCGTGGTGATCGTGACGGTATCCGTCTCGCCGGCGGCCCCCGTGACAGTGACTGTTTTCATCTGGTTCTCGGGCCCGCGCAGCAGCATTGTGCCGGATCCGACAGGAATCGACTGCGAGAGCGTGATCTGATTGCCAGACCGCTCCAACAGGCGCCCGGAATAACCCCACACGGTCAGATCGTGGCTGATCTGCACCACGTCGCCGCGCCCGGCCACCCAGCCCTCGATGTCGGTCTCCCAGGTGATGCGCCGGCGATGCCAGACCTGCGAGGCAGCGAGCAGATTCGCCTCACGGCCGGCCACTGACGCATCCGTGCAGCCGTCCAGGTCGAGCTGCAGCGGATTCGTCGTGGTCGTGGCGCCCGGCACCCTCACCCGCACCTCGTCCATCTGGTAGTCGCGGGCCTTGTTCGCGAAGTTCAGGACGATCTCATCGACTGATCCCTCGTTGATGTAGGCCACTTTGAAGCTGCCGGCCTTGATGTTGAACGGCCCGAACATGGCCACCACCGGCAGATCGGCCGCATCCCAGACTACGCCCAGCTTGCCGGTTTGACGTGTCGGCGATGCGCGCCCGGCGCGGGCGATCAACTGCAGCACCTGAGCGCTGCTCATCTTGCGATCGAGCACATAGTCGAACGTAAGCCGTTTCTGGTCGCACCACGCGGCCCAGGCCTTGATGCCTTCGATGTCTATCTGCGAATCCGGCAGGCATGCGCCGTAGATGCGGGCGCCAGAGGCGCTTTTCTTGCCGCGCGCGAACCACAGGAACGACCAGGCCGGATTGCTGGTCGCCGCCCAGACCCAGGCCGAGCCATTCCATACCGGGCAATAGACCTGAGCCATGGCACTGAATTCATCCACGGCGCCGTTGAGCTGCGACGTGGCCTTGATGCGCAAAGCAACGCGCTGCTGACCCGTGTAGTCCGCCGGATCGGTCTGATACGCAAGGATCTGATTGACGGCCGTCTCGTTCGACTCGCGGCTGCTCTTGATGTCGCCGGACTCTTTCCAGATCCGCACCTCATACTGCCCCTTGGCCACCGACCAGCCCACGGTCTGGTAGACCGCATTCTGGCTGGCACCCCACAGGCGTACCCCGGGCATGGAGCTATACCCAATCAACGGATCCGGAGCAATCCCCTGCCACGGACGGCCGAGCTGATATGGATGAGGCCGCCAGCGCCACACCCCATAGATATCGCCGGTGTACCAGCCGTCGCCGGCTTGAATGAGCTGGCGCTGGCCGTCATAATGCTCCGCGGGGTTGGTGGACCCGTAGGTGTATTGCGTGGTGCCGTACCAGCCGTCGTCGTACTCCAACGACCAGTAGTGCGTCGCATACACGGCATCTTGCAGCAGGCCGATATCCGTCCAGGCCCCGCCGACCGGCCGATACTGGATCCGCAATTGCGAAACCCGCCCATCGACTCCACCGTCGTCCCGCACATAAAAAAGCTGGGCGGCCAGTTCCACGGCGATATACGTCACGTCCGCGGCGGTCGTGCGGGTGTTCACGACCCCAGATTGAAGTGCGAACCCCTGCAGGGTGTCGACGTTGCCCGGGAACATGGACAGCCGACCATCAGCGCCCGAGGCCTGCAGCTGCACGCCCTGATAGTTGGCGATCGGCGTGTCGCCAATCTTGAAGTCCGACAGGGCCACGGCCCCGGCCTGCAGGCCGAAGTGAAAGACCTGGTTCAGGTACTGATCCGCGCCCACCCGCTCAGCGTAATAGTTCGCGCCCAGATCCGGAACAATTTTGTGCCGCCCGAAGATCAGCGTCATCGGCTCCCAGGGGCGCGGGCGGTTGCGCCCGCCCGATATGGCGTAGGTCGGGCTCGACTCGTATTTCTGGCCCGTACCGAGCTGGGCGGCCGTGGCCACCGGAGGCGGGAGCAGCGCGTTGATCAGCAGAGAGCCGCCGATCATGATGCCGGCGGATATCAGCGCCGATCCCGTTGCGGCACTTGCGCCAAGAAACGCCCCGAACGCTGCACCGTAAGCGCCAGCCGCCCAAGCCGCAGTAACCACCAGCGCAATCATGGCTACAGTGCGAAGGATTTTCCCACCCCCACCCCCGCCCAATACCCGAGCGCGGATGATGACCTGATCGCCAGTCTTCGGAATGAGCCGCCGCCACAGCGCATCCGGCACACGATGGCCGTTATGCCACACGATCACAGGCCCGTCAGGCACGATGATGCCAGTGCGCGTGATGTAGTCGCCCAGCGTTTCGTTCATCAGGAACCCGGCGACGTGCTGCGTCGTGCCGTCGCCCACCAGCGCGTGCGGGTGGACAATGAGGGCGGGCTTGTCGATCACTTCCACGCGTAGAACCCTTCCAGTTGAAAATGAATGCGCGTCACATCGCGCAGCCGCTGACGCACAACGAAGCCGGCGGACTGGTCCGCATGGAGAACCCACCACTCATTGGCCAGCCAGCACATCACGCCGATATGGCATGTGCGTCCGCGGCCGATGAAGAGCGCCGGGCAGCCATCCCGCGGCGCCGGCAATGGCCTGGCGTAGTCCTCGCGCATCTCGAGAATTTGCTTTGCCTGCTCGCGGTAGGTGCGGGCGTGGCTGACCGGGAGGCCAATCGTTTTACCGAACACCTCGCGCGCCACGGTTTCCGCCAACGCCGCACAGTCGCCTGTGTCGGGGACATATGGCAGGCCGACATATTTGTCAGACCAATGCATCAGAAGACTCCCGGCGCTGTGATCGGGTCATACCGCACGGCAACCGCCGGCTGCATGAGCGTGTCCTGATACCCCAGATCGCCCGAGACGGTCTGGTTGTCGATCGCAATCCCCGTCAGATCCATGGTGATGTCGTATTCGATGATGTCTGGGTTCGAACGCATCACCTGCATGATCCGACACTTTGCTCCCTTCCCTCCGCGGCTATATTCCAGCCACTGGGTAAGCTCCCGGCCGATGTTGTCCACAGACAGACGGGCCTTGCTCACCTGCTGGTCAACGTCATCGGGCAGCGTGATATCGAATGGACAGGCAATGAACTCGTTGCCGCCCACCGTGACAGGCTGACTATCGTTCACCACACGCACCGGAACCTCGAGGTCTGGGTGCATGATCTCCAGCAGGATCAGGAACGGCTCATCGGCGGACGTGGCCAGGAGATTCCGGCGTCCGGCGGTGGTGTAGGCATTGGGCATAAAAAAAGCCCGCTCGAGGCGGGCCGTCAGAGAAACAGGGTTATCCGATCGATTCGATCTGCCCCTGGGCAGTCCATACCCGCCCAGGGCTTGTCCACTTCACCTTGCCGCCCACGAACCGGGCCTGCTTCACCACTCTATCGAGCGGGTCAGTGAAATCGAACCATCCTGCACCGCCGGCCAGGTCGGCACGCATCCAGTCGTCGAACGCGACTTTATCGGCCGCATTCATGACCAGGATCTGCACTTCCCGCGTGACGATGGCCTTCGACCATCTGGCGCGCTGCTTGGCGATTCCGGCGTCCGTTTCGGTGCGAAGTACGCCGTAATCCGACTCTTCGCCATATCCGGCGAGCAGGAGCTTGGCGTAGGGCGGGAAAGTAGCCATCACATCGCCCCCTTCAGCTGCCGCGCATACGGCCCATTGGTGCGCAGATCGTTGATCATCACATCGATCACCATGCGCCCCATGCTGTCCAGGCTTACCTTTGGCTGACTGGCCGTCACCGGTTGGCCAGAGTTGTTGATGACGTTCACCTGTACGCCGCTCTCTACGGATTTCGATGCGCCGCCCACCAACCCGCCATTGGCGTAGCCCTTGTTCAACCGATCCAACGTCGACACCCCAATGCGGCGCGTGGCCTCTTGGTTCAGCACATACTCGCCACGGTGCACGATGCCGGCCGGTTCGTACTTGCCGCCCGGCCCGGTGAAGCCGCCTGTGGCGAATATCTTTGCCCCAAGGTCGATAGTCGGGCTCGCCGTGACATTTCCCGAGCCAATGTCTATACCAGACGGCCCGAACAGTTTGCCCGCAATACCTCCGATCAGCCCGCCAATCTGGCCGCTCTTGTCATAATCTCCGAATAATGCCCCGGCAAGATTCGCCGCGGCAGCGTTCGCAACCATGCGGGTAATCATGTCGCCAAATGCAGAGCCTATGTCGTTGAAATTGCCCTTGAGCAATCCATACAGCCCATCACCGAGTGAGTTCTGGATATTTCGCGCTGCCTCTAGGGCAAACTCTCCGACCTGATCGAATGTCTTTTCAGAGCGCACCTCGAACTTCTCCAGCCATTCGGGGGCCTCTCCGATGCGGATCAGAAACTCATCCAGACTGGATGCTATGTAGGTCCGTTCGGCTTTTTTCGGCTTGGCCGTTCTGTGCGAGCCAGGATTTGGCTTGAGTTCTGGCGGCAAACCAGCATCAGCAAGGCTCAAGTAGCCGAAATCTCGTTCGACTTGCTTGCGGTTTTGGGTGGCGATTACCCTGAGCGCCTTTAGTTTTGATTCAGTTGCAGCGATCTGCTTATCAAGATCGCCAACATCGCCATACATGATGTCATTGAGTTTGTTGACGAACGATTTTTCGGGGTCTAGATTATCTCGGCTTTCCTTTAGTTTAACCAGCGACGCCTCCAGCTTGGCGATCTCAGCTTCAGCATTTTTTGCATCCGCGCCGGAAGTCATCGCCCAACCCCAGAACGATCCTTCATTGATCGTCGTCATGAAATTGGCAAACATGCTTGTCGCATCGGCAATCATCTTTACGAATGCCGCAAAGGCCTTCTTGGTCTCTTCGCTTGCCA